TAATAAATAAACTTGCTCTTTCTCTATCTTCTTCCATAGCAAAATTTAATTTTTCTTCATAGTTTGCTTTTAACATTTGTATTCTATCCATTGGTATACCAGGATTTTTCATTGCTAATTGATATGATAAACCACATGTTAATGCTGGTAAAAATCTTTTAGGCATATCTGCATTTTGTCCAGCAGATTTATTTACATCTTCTAATTGATTAAACTTTTCTATGTTTAAAACACCAGTAGAATTATCTGGAGTTGGATATAACATTATAGTAGGATTAGTACGATCACGTTGAATAGTATATTGAGTTGGTCTACCTGCTTGATTTTTATTAGGAACATTATGATATTCTTCTCGTGATATTCTTTCTAATGCTATATCAGTTCCTGATACACTTGTTGAATATGTAATAGCTAATGCATCTATTGTAGAATCTGATAAAGATACTGAAGCTACTGTATCAGCTACAGTTACTACAGTTGTATTTATAGACCATAAACAAATACCTCTATTTTGCCAATCAGTTAACATTAAGTTAATTGATCGTCTAGCAGAAGCAGGTGTATGCCCTAATGTTTCTTCACCACCAATCATTTCAGTAGCTTCTTGAATTACTTCGTCTATATCTAAATTAAAATTATATGTACCTGATGTTGCCATTGTTTAACCTTTAATCATAACAAGATGCAACTAAAAGAGTACCACCATGTTTAGCAGCAAATGTTTTTACATTTGTGGGTTTACCTCCTACACCTTGTGCTTTTGATCTTTTTCTTTTTACTGCAGATGTTTTTTGTGATGCTGTCATTCTTTTTGCTTTTGCTAATGGAACACATTTAGGATATTTACGTTTAGAACCTTTAGTAGATTTTCTACCACAAGGTTGATACTTACCATCTTTCTTTGGTGCTCCTATATCTACCCATTTTTCTTTTACCCATTCACGTAATCCACCACCTTTAGCTTTCTTAACTTTTTTTTTACCACCTGGTTTTACTTTGCCACTACATACTGCTGATGCATACATATTTGCATATGCTGATGGATATACATCAAATTTTCTTTTAGCTGCAGCCTTTCCTTTAGGACAAAGTTTTGCCATTATTTCATTTTTTTCATTATATTAGCTAAAACTTTAGAATGAGCTGCATGTAATTTAGATGCTTTATTTAAAGCAGAACTAATTTCTTTTAACTTACTTTGTACATTACCACCATCTTTAGCATAACCCATTTTATTTCTAACTTTACGTGGTAATTTTTTTAAACCAGGATTATTAGGTTTCTTTAACATTTAGCATCTCCATCTTTTTCTTGCTTGTCTTAATCTTGAATTAGGATTCTTTGCAGCTTTAGGAAACTTTTTCATTTGTCCTGCAGAACGTGCACAATAACTTTTTCTTCTTGATGCACGTTTACCTGTAGGACTTTTTTCTGTTACTGCAGTTTGTAATTTACTTCCAGGATTTTGCCTTCTATATTTAGCAACTCCTTTCTTTGTCATGCCTGCACCTTTTTTAGTTGGTCTTTTATAACCACCTTTTATGGTCAAGCCTTTCATATTACTTTTTTTTCGTGTAGCCATTACTTCTTAACTAAACTCCCACCAAAATATAATCCAATAATTGCTGACATTAAATGTGTATCAAGTGGTGTAATAATAACACCATTAAATACTTTATCCATAACAACTTCTTTTTTATCTATTAAGAACCAAAAACCAGGTTCAAACTCTGTCCATGTAAGAACAACATTTACATCAGAAAATACTGGAACTAATTTTGGAAATGCAATAATAAAAAATACTGCTGTTAATGCAATAATTCTTCGTGTCCATTGAAATCCTTTATTATCATACTCTCTTGCTTTATTAATTTCATCCATTTGAAACTTACCTCTAGCAAGAAGCATTTTCTGTTGATTAGCTTTTTCTTTTGCTTTCTGTCCCCAAATGGTCATCATACCACCTAGTAAACTAGAACCTAGCATTGTCAACATTTCAATAGGTAAACCAGCTAACATTAATTAACTCCTATTTTTTATTTTCACTCATCCAAAATCCTGCAGCACCTGCAACACCACAACCTATTAGACATAGCATTTGCCATGTAGAATTAGGAACTATAATACCACACATAGCTAATATAGCTGCTATTCCAGAATATGATGATGGTTCTTTTAGTCTTGCTTTTATTTTATCCATGTATTTTTCCTCCATATTGTTTAGCAACTAATTGTTGCCCTTTGTTGTCTACTTTGTAGACTTTACCACCCATAGGTCTTTTAGTAGTTTTACTACCTTTTTTTAATCTACCTACCATAGCTTTAGCAGGTCTTGCAGGTGGACTAACTTTACCACCCATTTTTCTATCATAATAATCTGGATTCTCATAATCTTTTGGATTTTTCTTTCTTTTAAATTTTTTTTCAGCTTTCTTTCTAAGAATGGGATTTCGTAAATCTTTTAATTCATATACATTTACTCTTTTTTTTGCCATTTATTTCTTCCTTATTTTTTTACCATAAGTTTTTTTAAACTTCTTATAAACTTTAGGTTTGTTAATTGCTAGATATGTTCTTTGTTTTGTAGATTTAAAAGGCACTACTTATAACCTTTACCATAGCCACGTAGTGCAGCTCCAATTCCAATAGGTCCTCCAGTTTTTAATTTTCTTAAAAATTTATCAGGATCAATTTTTTCTTTTGGTGTCATAAATTTTTTAGGTGTAGTTTTTTTATATTTTTCTTTTGGAACCATAGCCTTTCTTTTATCTAATTTTATTTTAGAACCATGTTTTCTTTCAGTTATACCTAAAGCTTTTAATTCTTCTAATTCTTCTTTAGTCATTTTTCTAGTATAACCACGTAATTCTTTCATAACATTTTCAGGTATATCTGCAAATTTTCCTATATTTTTTACTTCACCTTTTTTTGTAACACCAATAAGACCTTGTTTTACAAGTCTACGAAACTGTGCTTTAGACATTTCTTTTCTTGAAGGTGGAATATGTTTAGATAATAAACGACCTAATTCATCTCTTGCACCTCCACTTGTTTTAGGTGGTATTTGATCTTTAGATGTTTCTCTTGCAGACTCTCTTACTTCTTTTTTAATAGCAGCTTTTCTCTTTTTAAAAGCAGCATCACTTTCACCTTTAAGGCGTGTAATTTTATAAGGATCTGTTCTTTTTACAACCTGTTTCTTTTTTACTTCAACTTTCTTTTTAGGTCTACCTCGTTTAGATTTACGACCACGTTTAACAAGTTTTGCACCTTCTTTTATTATTTTTCCTATAGGCATAATATTAACCTTTCTTATAACCTTTACCAAAACCACGAAGAGCAGCTCCAGTTCCTATAGCTCCACCATGTTTACGTGCTACAGTATTTTTATAAACTTTACCACCCATAGGTTTCTTAACTATAGGTCCACCTTTTTTACGTGCCATAACTCTATTAATAATATCTATATCATTAGCATCAAAAGAATCTTGAATGAGTTCTCTATTATCTCTAACATTACCTTTTAAACTTAATCTATCTGCTTCTGATAAACCATTATTAGCTCTAAATTTTTTAAGAAGATTTTTAACTCTTGATATTACAGCTTTATTTTTTGGTGCATTACTTTTCATCATACGTGCAGCACTACCTTTTTTTTGTGCTATATCTTGTTCATCTTTACTAGCACCTGTAAATTTTTTTTGACCAGATCCTTTACCTGTTTTTGCAACATCTCTTGGACCCATTTCTGCTTTTTTTGTTTTTAGTTTACTTGTAGGTGTTTTTACAACTCTTTCAACTATTTTTTTAACTAATTTACCAGCAGCCATTATTTTACTCCAATATTTGAAATTGATTTTGTACTCATTTCAAATGATTTTCCTTGAGGATAGTCAGCATCAGATACAGCTTCAATAGGTCCTTTTACTTGTGGTCCTTTACGTGCTGCTCCATATCCTTGTCCTGTAGGAACACCATTGATGTCACTTAATTTTTTATTAATAGCTACTCTACCTTGTGCACCTATTATTTTGTCGTTATTATAAGTAGGCATTACTTTCTCCTTTTAATTTTCTTTTTCTTTTTATTTGGTTTAGTTACTTGTTGTTTAATATTAGTTCTGCTAATTGGCATTAATTAGCTCCTTGAATAACTGGATTAGGTCCACCTGTAGGACTATTAGCTGATTGCATATCATCTTGTCTAGTACGTCTTGCTTGATTACGAAGAGCATCTATTGAATTTTTGTACTTACCTTCCCATGCTTGAAGCACT